AGATCTAGAATTAAAGAGCCTATTAGAAGATTGATTGATTCATATGTCAGGACAATGGCAAATGCAGCTGTAGGACTTGAGTTTGCTACAGCTCCACAGAAATACCTTCTTGGAGTAACGGATGAACAGTATGATGCAGTTATCAACCAAAGATTCAAGCAATATGTTGGTTCAATTATTTCATCAACCAATAATCCAGAGACAGGAGAGAAACCAACCTTTGGTCAACTCCAGCAGGGGCAAATAACCCCTCATGTTGAGCATATTAGGATTTTAGCAACACAGTTCTCTGCAGCCACAGGACTTCCAGTGACTGACACAGGAGTAGTCAATGATGCAAACCCTACCAGTTCCGATGCTATTGAAGCACAGACCAAGACTCTAGTGGGAATGGCGGAAGAACTTAATAAAACCAATGGTAATTCGCTTAAGATTATAGCAGTGATGGCTCTTGCCATTGCAAATAATATGTCCTGGGAGAATCTTCCTAAAGAACAGAAGGATGTGATGGCTCATTTCAAGAATCCTTCAATGCCTAGTGTGGCAGCGACTACAGATGCAGCCATCAAGATAGCAAGCGCAAGACAGTCCTTTGCCAGTACAGACACATTCTTGGAAATGATTGGATTTGATCAGGCGGAAATTAGGAGAATTAAAGCGCAGGAGCAAAGAGCAAGAGGAATGCAGTTAATTGAAGAAATGAATAATGAAAATGAAACCGAAGAGACGATAATAGTAGAGGAATAGTATGGAGATTACGCAAACCGAGTGGACAAGGTTTAAAAATATGCTTAGTGCAATTAATACCAGAGCTGTCGATGATATGATGGATTGGCTTGAGTCCAAAGGCGGAATTGCGAGTGTTTCCTTTCAGGAGATGTCTTCATATGGCTATGCCTTGGCAACTAAGTATGGTGAAGCTTCCGCAAGCTTATCGGCTCAAATGTATGATGAAGTGGCTGCGGCTAGTGGAATGACTCTTCCTGCAGCAGAGGTTGCTGATACAGTTAGTTACAATGAAATAGCGAAAGCCATAACAAAGGTTGCGGCACAAACGCAGAATGAGAAGAATGTCTCTAGTGTTGTCGGAAGATATACAAAAAGGGCAGGAGCGGATACAATGCTTAAAAATGCCGAAAGGGATGGAGCACAATTTGCTTGGGTTCCAGCAGGAGATAGCTGTGCATTCTGTATCGCACTTGCTTCAAGAGGATGGCAGTATATTTCAAAACAATCATTCAAGAATGGTCATGCAGAACATATACATAGTAATTGTGATTGCACTTATGCAGTAAGATTTGATAAGAAAACAAATGTAGCTGGATATAATCCTCAAGTATATGCTGATATGTATTACGGAGCCGAGGGAAATAATCCGCAAGAGAAGATAAATTCTATGCGGAGAATTCAATATCAGAATAAAAACGAAAAAAACAATAATAAGTTATAAATTATGAGGCACTTATATTTGTAGGTGCTTTTTCACTACCAAAAACAAGGCGATGCTACGGTCTCGCCTTTATTTTGCCAACTCGTGGCTTAAACGAGGCTAAAAATTACTCATAAGGAGGTTTACAACATGGAAGAGACAAATACTGCACAGGCAGGAGCAAATGAGACTCAGGGAACTGAGGTAAAGACAATCTCACAGGATGAGCTTAACAAGATTGTTCAAGGGAGAGTGGCAAAAGAAAAAGCCAAATACGAAGGCTTTGAGGAACTGAAAGAAAAGGCTGCTAAGTTTGATGAGCAGGCAGAGGCTTTTAATACGGAACTTCAGAAGGCAACGGAGAAAGCTGAGAAGTTGGAGGCTGAACTAAAGAGCCTTAAGGAAGCAGAAGCTGTCAACGCTATTAGGACTAAGGTGGCAGAAGAAACTAAGGTCCCTGCTTCGTTACTTACAGGAAACACTGAGGAAGAATGCAAGGCTCAAGCCAAAGCAATCCTCGAATTTGCTAATGCAAATGGATATCCTGAAGTGAATGACGGAGGAGAGGCTAGGACAACCGCAAATCATTCCACAGCAGATCAGTTTGCTGATTGGATGGAAAAACAATTGACATAAGGAGGAAAAAAAATGTCAGGTACTGCAACTAATAGAACAAACATTGCGCTTCCTACAGAAGTGGCAACAGAAATTATTCAGAAGACACAGGAAGGCTCTGCAGTAATGCAGCTTGCTAGAAAAATCAACCTTCCTGGAAATGGTCTTACTATCCCAGTGATCACAAGTGATCCAGTGGCATCATGGGTAACAGAGACACACAAGAAGCCAGTTTCTAATCCTGAACTTAGCACAAAGATTATGAGAGGATATAAGCTCGCAGTTATTGAGGCATTCTCAGATGAATTCAGAAGAGATTATACATCACTTTATAATGCACTTATGCAGAGACTTCCTAACATCCTTGCTCAGAAATTTGATAACACTGTTTTCGGTGGAACAGCTAAGCCAGGCGATGATTTTGATAACTTCGCTTCCGTAACAGCTCACTCAATCTCTCCTGAGACTCTCAGTGATAAGCCTGATATATATAAGGCATTTGTAGCTGCTGACACAGATATCGCTATTCATGATGGTATCTCAAATGGTTATGTTCTTTCACCACAGGCTAAAGGTATTATCCTTACATCAAGAGACGAAACTGGAAGACCTCTGTTTGTCAACAGCGTAGCAGAAGGAGCAGTTCCAATGATCCTTGGTCAGCCTGTTAAGATTTCAAAGGGCTCATACATCGAGGGAACTACTGTTGCAAATCCTAATACAGTTGGATTTGTTGGTGACTGGACAAAGGCTATGTACGGAATCGTTAATGGTGTTGATATCACTATTTCAGATCAGGCTACACTTGAGATCGGTAATGGACAGACAATCAACCTCTTCCAGCAGAATATGTTTGCTGTTAGGGCAGAAATTGAGATTGGCTTCCGTGCTGATACTTCTGTATTTAACAAGTTTACTGTTACTGTTGGCGGAGCTACAGGTGCTACAGGGGCTACAGGTGCTACAGGGGCTACAGGGGCTACAGGGGCTACAGGTGCTACTGGAGCTACAGGTGCTACAGGTGGATAAACCAGTACTGTTTGCAGGAACTAAGCCACTTGAAAGAGCTGAAAATCTTAAAGCGGTATACGATGCATATGATGGGTCGAAAGCGTTTGTGCAAGTAGACCCATGGAGGCATCATCCAGATATACAGTCGGGTAAGTATGATGTGATGATTTGTGATGAGTTTCCAACTATGACACCTGGCATTGCCATTTTCATTGGTCACGGAATCGACGGAGGCAAAACTTTTGGGCTCGAACAGCCTCATCCATATATGAGCCAAAGGGATGCTGAACTTATTACTTATGCAATCAATGCTAGTCCAGCAATGGTTAGTTTGGTAGCTAGGTATACAGGTATAAGTGAAGCACAGGTATTACCATTAGGAATGCCAAGGACGGATCAGTATATCGGGAAGAAAAAAGGTGATGGCAAGACGGAGCTGGCTACAAAAAGGGCATACTTGTATGCTCCAACATATAGAACACGAGAAGAAACACCAATGCCAGATATAGACTGGCAATGGCTCGATGACCACTTGACTGACGATGAATTATTAGCGGTCAAGCCTCATACAATGACTAAAAGCATACTGAACAGGACTTACAAGCATATTAAGGAGTTTGAAGCATATCTGCCAACAGCTCCTTTTTTGTATGACTGTGATGTGGTGATATCTGATTACAGTACAGTGATATTTGACGGATATATATTGAATAAGCCTTCAGTGTTATTTGATAAGTCCAAAGGATATCTCGATACTCGTGGAATGTATATGGATTACCCAGCACAGTATTCCTCAAGATATTGTACTACAGAGCAGGAACTACTTGAAATGATCAGGAAAGCAAACGAGCTGACCGAAGTAGAGAAGTCCTGTATAAAGCTTGTTGCGGAAAAGTGTGATGGTCATTCGGTTGAAAGGATTTGTGAATTAATAAGGAGTTTAATATGAAGATACTGATTGCTGTTCCCACATTCGAGAATATAACACCTGATACATTCAGGTCGATATATAACCTGGATAAAGGTGAACATGAATGCATTTTTGAGTTTGTCAGAGGATATGACTGTGCAACCGCAAGAAACAGAATCGCTCAGATGTCATTAGACAAAGGGGTTGACTATGTTCTTATGGTTGACAACGATGTAACTCTCCCAAAGGATGTGCTGATTAATATGCTTGAGGATGCCAAGGATGTATGCCTTGGATATTATGCGCATCGTAATGCAGATAATATGTATACTGGCAGAGTTTCAATTTGTAAGCTTCACGATGATGAAGGAAATGTTTATTTCAACTACCCTTTAGAATCCGAGTTTAAGTCCGAAGAAATCAACAAGCTTAAAGATGGAGGAGTGTATAAAGTAGCGATACATGGCGGAGGAATGGGCTGTGCCTTGATCAAGACCGATGTATTCCGTAAGCTCAAATATCCTTGGTATGATTGGGTTAATTATGCTGATGATCATAGAGGTATGCTGTCGGAAGACCTTTACTTCTGTGAGTTATGCAGAAAAGGAAATATTCCGATCTATACGGATTCAAGAGCTGGATGCGGACATCTGTTAAGACATATCCAGATGCCAGTATAAGGAGGGCGATATGGTTAAATTCAAAAACCGTATTACTAAGACAGTAATGTATGTCGAAGACAGCAGGATTGATGAATACATAAAAGCAGGACATGAACTTATTGTTGATAAGCCAAAAATTGAGCCTGTGAAAGTTGAAAAGCCTGCAGTCAAGAAGACAAAGGCAACAAAGAAGAAGTGAGGTGGTACAAATGGCATATGCCACAGTTGCTGATGTTCAGGCAAGAATGAGCAGAACTATGAGTGCTGATGAACAGACTCGATGCGGAGTCTTACTTGATGATGCTGCAGTGATGATTGACCAGTACAATACATCAGCCACAGAAGATATAAAGAAAAGAGTATCTTGCAGAATGCTTGTTCGCGTTATGGGCGATGGTGCTGATATGGGAATACCTATTGGAGCGTCTCAAGGCTCAATGACAGGATTAAGTTATACCAACAGTTGGACTATTGGTTCTGGTGGAGCTACTGGCGAATTATATGTCAGCAAAACCGAGAAGAAGATGCTTGGCTGTGGCAATGCTATCGGAAGCCATTCTCCACTTGAAGACTTAAAGGAGGATAGTGGTGGGATTTAAAACAACAACTGTCCAACTAACAGTTAAAACGAAGATAGGTGAAGATGAATTCGGAGCAGATGTATACAAAGAAACTGAAGTCGATGTTGACGGAGTGTTGATTGGTAACCCATCTACCGATGATATAACTTCGACCTTGGAACTGTATGGTAAGCGTGTAGAGTATGTTTTGGGAATCCCTAAAGGTGATGCACATAATTGGTATGACACAACCGTATCATTTTGGGGCATGAAATTCCGAACAATAGGCTATCCAATGAAGGGAGAGCCTGAGAATATCCCTCTAGCATGGGGGCAGAATGTAAGGGTGGAAGCTTATGGGTGATGTGAAGATAGTGCTTAATGAAGATGGAGTAAGAGAATTGCTTTGCTCCGAAGAAGCTAAGAACTTATGCAAAGAGTATGCTGACAATGCATTGGCACAGCTTGGAACTGGTCATGAAGTGACAACCTGGACGGGGCCTAATCGAGTTAATGCATCAGTCAGAGCTACTACTTATCTTACACGAAAGAAGAATGCAGAAGATAATACGATATTAAAGGCGGTGACAGGATGATAATAGAGAAAGTTATATGCGACTACCTTAAAACTAAGCTTGATTGTCCTGTGC